GGTCAGGCTATAAGCCGTACTGCCATTGCCGCCGTAGAAGCTAGGGATTAAAGGTGGGCTGCTGTTATCAGCGATAGTGAGGCCAATCTTGCTGGATTGAACGGCACTGAAAGTCGTGCCTGCGAAGCTGGTAGAGCCGCATAGGTATAGGTCGCACCAGAACCGACCATCAATGTTTGCCATCCCACGAGGGTCGGGACACTCAGGTCGCCAGGTCAAATCCCAGATGCTGTACTCCAAAATCTCAGCACTAGCAGTTGGGCTGCCGCTATTCACTGCTGTGGGGCGACCGCTGGGGATGTAGTGGAAGCCGCCAACTACAGAACCGCCTGTGGCGCTCGCTGGTGCCGTGGTAAAGCTGGCATCACCCACCAATGCGCCCGTAGTGGGATGCTGCCAGATGGCGTAATCGGTGTTGTTGGTAAAGCTGCCGGGCATCGTCACAACTGTCGCGGAACCGTAATGGAAACCGTTGAGTGAGCTGTTAGCAACGATGCTGATTGCCGTGGCGCTGGTCTTGAAGAACAGTGGTCCACGGTGAAGTGGCGGGCGGCGATTAAAGCCCTTAATGATGTTGACGCCACCACCACTGCTGGACTCGATGGAGTTAACTTTAAGTGTGCTCATGGGGTCACCTCCGCAGGGTAGGGATAGCGGCTGCGGATCTCAGCAACCTTTGCTTGCCACTCCTCAACAGTGGCTTCACCACGCTGCGACTTGAAGAACAGCGGGTCGGCTTCAGCGGTGTAGGCGGTGGCGCGGTTGCGTTGAGCGGATGCCAGTGCCTGCTCCTGGGCAACGATGACCGCTGCTGCATCGACCTTGGCCTGATCGAGCTGGACGGGGTTGCCAGCGGCGTCGAAGGCTCCAGTGCCATCGTCAATAAAAATGACGCTGGGATAAGCCTTGCGGATAGCTTCGTGATTGAGGGTCATGCTGCTACCTCCATAACGGTAATCGAAGATGCAGTTCTGTAACGATTGAAAGTATCAGTATCGGTGCTACTTCTGTTTATGTAATAAGTCACTGAACCATTGTCACCATTCATACCTCTCACAGAATAAGTGAGCGAACTTGTTGAGGAAGGACTATCTAAATATAAAGCGTTATGATTGATTGGAACAAACGCATAACCAGGATTATTGTTCACAGTTGTAGACCTAGGTCGAGAGCCCGCAGAATCTCCCCTAAAAATAACACTACCGCCCCTGCACAAAACAGTTCCCTGATAGTCATAGGATGCCCCTATGTTCACATTGTAAAAAACTAAAATTTTATTACTAGACGAGCTTGGCGTAATTGATACTGAAATTAAATCGGTGGATCCAACTGAATTAGCACTAATAGATTCGGAGGCTGTGTCAGTTTTAGCGGTTTGAGCCACCTGCAGAATCTTCCCCGCACTAGCAAAACTCAGCGCACCACTGCCGTTGGTCTGCAGGAACTGCCCAGCCGTGCCATTCCCCGTAGGCAGGGTCAGGGTGTTGGATCCTGCCACTGCAGGTGCAGTCAGCTCTGTGAAGCCGCTGGTGGATCCGGTAAGTCGTAGCTTGCTCATGGGGTCACCTCCAGGGGCTTGGGATACTTAGCTTTGACAGCAGCACAAGCTGCGTAATAGGCGTCCAGCTTGCTGGTGTCACCCTCTGATGCCCAATACAAGGCGTCTGCTAGCTCGGTAACTGGCGGGTATTCAGGTTGCCGTTGGCGTTGGTAGGCAGTGGCTGCGGCTGCAGCTGCGATTGCGTTCCAAGCAGATTGAGCTAGAGCCTGGTCAAACTCAAACGGTTCCCCAGTCTCCTGATTGGTGACGACAAGATCGTCAAGGGTGTTGCCTTGAATGGTGAGAAGCGCATCTGGATACGCAGCTCTGATGCCTGTATGCCAGTCCATTACGCTGCTACCTCCATGACCGTAATCCAACTGATGCCTCTTTCATAACTAAAACTATTACCATCGACTACAGTTCTGTTTAAGTAAAACGTGGTAGCTGTTGCTTGAAGAGCCGTTGGAGTATATGTAATTGTGTTTGTATTTGCTGGTCGCCCAGAGTCAGGAAACATATGACAGAAAGCACTGTCAGGTGTTGATGCGTGATCATCTGCATAAGTCATTGCAAACGAAACTATGCCGGGATTTCTTGATCCATAAGACGATGGCAGCACAACTGTTCTTGTGCCAGAAATAGTACGCGCAAACGCTGCCATTGCGTTATAAGAAGGGCCTCCCGTTTCTCCCATAAGGGAGAATGAAACCAACATCAAACTGGTGGATGTTGTTGGCGTGATGTTCACGCTAAAAGGCATATCAGTATGAGTCTGCGCTGATTGACTGACTGTGGTTGCTGTTTCGTATTGAGTGCTCACCACCTGCAGAATCTTTCCCCCAACACCTGCTGCCAACTTGGCGGCGGTGACTGCACCTGCTGCAAGGTCATCAGATGTAATGGAACCGTCAGGAAGACCGCCTGCGCTGATGCCAGTAACAGTGCCGGACCCGTTGATAGTGATAGGCATGATCAGACCACCACCCAGTTGGAATTGTTTGGAATAGTCACGGTGACCCCGTTGTTAATTACGATAGGCCCTGCGCTGAGGGCGTTTTTTCCTGCCGTGATGGAATAACTGGTAGTGATAGTGGACGAGTTCTCGTAGAACACGTCATCCGTACCACCACCTGCTGCCCCACCAGCAGTGCCCCAGCTCAGTACGCCAGCGGCGTTTGACTTCAGGGCATGACCAGAGACCGTGGCATCCGTAGCGGGCAGCGTCCAGGTGACGTTGGCTGCAATCGCGCTCGGAGCTTGGAAAGCTACATATTGACCACCTTGGCCAGTTGCCTCACCAAAGCGTAGGTCTGACTGGTTATCAAGCAACACGTCACCAGTGACCGTACCACCTGTCAGGTTCAGCTTCTCGTCAACCAGCTCCTGGATCGCCCCCTGCACATTGTTGGAAGCAATCGTGCCAAAGGGAGCAAATACAATGTTGGCAGCATCACCAGGCACATAAGCCGTCACCCAGATAGTGCCGGTGTAGACCCGCATAGCCGACAGCGTGGTGCTGAAGTACAGGTCACCAGCGTTCAGCGGATCGCCGTCGTTATCCAGGGTTGGATCAACGGCAAAGCTGCCTAGGTAGCGGTCGTCAAACTGATCAAACGCTGCCAGTGCTGAGGCAGCAGAGTTAGCAGCAGCAGTTGCGCTGTTAGCTGCGTTTGTTTCACTGTCAAAAGCGTTGTCTTCGCTTGTGGCTGCGTTGGTGGCCGATGTGTTGGCAGCTGTAGCTGAGTTTGCAGCAGCTGTTGCGCTGTTGGCTGACGCTGTGGCGCTGTTGGCTGACGCTGTGGCGCTGTTTGCAGATGCAGTTGCGCTGTTAGCCGAAGCGGTAGCGCTGTTGGCTGCGTTAGTTGCCGACGTGCTAGCAGCGCCAGCGCTAGCAGCTGCAGCCGTTGCGGATGCACTGACTGCGCCGACGTTAGAGTCGACATACGTCTTTGTTGCTGCGTCATTGGCGCCAACGGGTGCGCCGACGTTGATGATTCGCTGGTTGCCAGCCGTTGGCAGGCCCGTAGCCGAGTCAATGCTGACCGTTTGCTTCAGGCTGTCGTCCAGCTCCTGCTCCAAGAACAGGTGCTGCAGGTTGCTGGTGTCCAAGTCACTGGCTACCAGCGTGGACCCGTCGACAAAGTCGACCAGGGGGGTGTTAGCCGGGGTGATCCGGCGCACCTCCACCCTGATCCCGTTTGCTGGCGCAGAGGCCAGCAGCACCGTGGTGTTGTTGACGTAGGTGTACGCCGTGTCAACGAAGTTGACGAAGACCTTGACGTGCTCCTTCTTGATGTACTGGAAGGGGATGGCGTACTGGGTGGTGGCCCCGTTGCCGGTGTAGACGACGTAGGAGTAGGCCATCAGTAGTTCACCTGTTCAGTAAAGGCACGAGGATTTCTGGACGCTGGAGCGGTCGCCCCACCGTACTGATTATCGCCGCCCATCCGCTTGCGCAAGTAGTCTTTTTTATCTTTGTCTTCTTGAGCGGCCTTTTCTTCTTTGGCAATTTCCTGGCCCTTAGCGGTTGTGGCCTTGTACTCCTTCTTGGCCAGCTCCTTGTATTTGGCAATTTCTGCTTGCAGGGCGGCGGCACGCAAGCTCGTGTACTTGCTGGAAGCCCCTTCGATTGGCCAGGACTTGTACTGCTGCGACTCGATCAAGGCGGTAGCTGACTGCAGGAACGTGCGGCCAGTCAACTCATCCTTTACTGTGGCAAAAATCTGGACGTAGTCCTCCAGCTCGCTTGGCTTAAGACGCATTTCAGTGCCAAAGTCGGAAGCGCGAGGACCGCTGAAGGTAGTGCCCTTGCCATGCAAGAGGGCCATTTCCTCATGTACTGGGGTCATTATTTGGCGCTTTACCTGCATGGAGGACCATGGCGCAAACTGCAGTAGGCCTTGCAGCCAAGGCATTTCAGCAGGAATTTGGTCAGAGCCCAGGATGCCAACGGTCAAGATGGGGGCCCCAGTAATGAAATCCCTGCGTGCAGGCAAGGTGTTTGAGAAGCCAGGTACTCCATTGCGCACTTCGTCCAACGTTTCCTGGAAGAAGCCCATTAAACCGCCAATTTCGCTGGGGTCGACGGAGCGGGCTATTTGATCTGTTTCACGGCGAGCTGCACGCAAGGCAGAGCTGTAAGGCACCATGCTGGCCGCAAGACGAGCAAAGTACCGGGACCAAGCGTCTCGCTGGTTAGCGCCAGTCATGACCTTGCTGGGGTTAAAAGCAGCTTCGTAAAACTCAGTAAATCCTTGGAAATAGGCTTTGCTTAAAACGCCCATGGTCGACATGCGAACCACAGTCAACGTTAAGGCGGCGCCAAGGCGATTGCGGTTTTCATCTGACAAGCTGTTGGCAATGTCAACGTAGTCCCCAATGCCTCCAAAAAGGGTAGTGAACGGCTCAAAGGCCCGCATGGAGATTGGTTCTGACCACCGACCTTCTTCGTCGCTCCAGACTTGGACTGTATAAGGAGCGCGTTGTTCAATATCTGTCCATTTTCTTCTTAGTTCAGGGTCTATGGGACCACCACCGTTAAAGCGGATGTAACCCATTCCCGCGGCCATGCTTGCAAGGGCTAAAGCCGCAGTGCCAGTTGCCATTTCGCCCAAGGCTCGATCTCTAGTAAAGGCGTCTGCGCTAGTAATGTCTCGCCAGAAAGTATCTACAAAAACTGCAGCGGGCGTATTGCGTGCTGCGCCTTTAATAATGTTGACGCCAACTCGCATGAAAGGCTGAACAAACCTAACAACAGGGCCAATTCCAGGTACATTGGCAGCCCGGTTAAAAATTTCGCCAGGGTAAGATGTAAGGCGACCTGCAACTTGCAAAGGCCCTTCAGTCATAACTCCAGCTAGCTTGTCTCCAAACATGCCTTCGTTAATATATTTTTTTGCAAAATCTTGCAGTTCTTGCCCCTCAAGGCCGCGGCTCATTCCCAGTCGCACGCCTTCGTTGTAAGTGCGAGGCTCTAGCTGAGCCCAAATTGAGTCGGTGAAATTCACCGAATCCATAAATTTCTGAGCGTGTGGGCTGTCTAGGTGAACGTCAGCCAGGCTTTTGCCGTTAATTACGGCATCTTTGATTGCCTCATCCGTTCTGGCTGCAGCGTATTGCTGTGCCCATTTCCAAGCCTCAGGGCTCATGTCTTTCATGCCGCGCTCTACTGCCAGCTCCATGCCACGAGGCAAGTGGCGGACGTGCTCAAAAGACTGGCCGGCCAATGTGGAGTTAAAGGTGTCGACAGTCAGCGCAAGGCGAGTGGCGCCAGTGCCAAGAACACGCCACAGATGATTTGCAAGTTGCCCCAGAGGCGTTTTGGCGTATTCCACGCCCATGTCCATGGTATTGACTGTCCAGCCAGTCATGGCCTTAGGGCCTTGCATCAACTCCAGTTGCGCTTCTTCTTTGGCAACACGCGCTAAATAGTCGACAGTGCTGTTTTCAAGGTTAAACAGCGACTGGCCAGCTTTGAACGCATGCCCAGCGACTCGCAAGGCGTTGGACATGTTCATCCAATACTGCTGGTACATCATTAACGAATACATTGCCCGCTTTGATTCACCCGTCAGGGCTGCCCCTGCAGCTTGCTGCAAGGGAAGACGGGCCAAGTTAAACATGCCGTTTGTAAGGTTAGTAGTAAGGGTTACGCCGCTGCTAATCAGGTTGTTAGTGCGCAGCATCAACAACGCATTAGGTTCAAGCGTTTTCACGTCGTCAAAGTTGCGATAAAACTTGGTGCGAGCTTTGCTGTCTGCGCCAATAGACACAAGTGTCTGCGCAAAAGCGTCAGCCGCTGCCATTGCCTTAGGCGTAATTTCACCGCCGTTGACTGCCGCAGTCAGCTCTGGGTCAATCTTGTCGGTAATGGTCTCATCAATAGATTTACCTTGTTCGACCTCAAGTTCTTTTTTGATCAAGCCATCCACAAACAAACCATCCACGTCAGTCCTTGCGGCGTCACCAGCGTCTGGTACTGCCGTGGCTGGCACGTCAACGGCGCCTTTGCCGTCGATGCGGTAAGGCGGGATCTCGTAATCCCTGGACATTTGCATTTCAAGGCCCATTTGGCCCCATGGGCGGGTAACGCGCATTACGGCTTGGTGTACCGCTCGGCTGGATTCTGCGGCAGAGATCAAGCGGGCCAGTCGCTCTGATTCGTTAAGGCCATCAAAGCTGGCACTGTTAAGCCACAAAGCCGCTTCACGCGATGCCTCTACTTGTTTCAGGTCGGCGTAAGCCATGGCGCGGTTGAGAGCGCCTTGCTCGTACTCACTGAATCCACGAGTTATCGCGTCAAGGCCTTTCATGATTGACTCGCCATCTTCGCCGTGGCGGTCAAACCAATCTTGGTTAGAGCGACGTAGTTGCTCAACGTTCATCACCGGTATGCCCGATTCCGTGGCCCGATCAGGCAGGACCTTGGACATGGCGTTGAGGCCTTCAACCAAGTTCTCTCGTTGTACGACGTAAATCGTTTTGCCAGAAGGCGATTGCACTTTTTGGAAGTTGTTGGCCATCAGGTCTTCCAAGGTGACCTCGCCGTTTTGCAGGGCTTTCTCGTTATTTACAACTTCTCGCGCAAACTGACGTACCCAGTTTTCATTGTTTGCAGGACCAGGAGGAGGGTCAACAGGTACAGGACCCTCGGGCTCATCTGGCCTGATGCGAACGCGACCGCCTGACAAGGTTTCTTGTAAAGGCGCAAATTCACCAAGAGGGCGGCCTGCCATCTCGCCTTGGTAAATGCGCTCAAAGACGTCATCCCAAGTCTGGAAGCCGTTGCCCTGAGCCCAGTTCCTGGTCGCCTCCAGGAATTTCAAGAACTTGTCAAACAAGGCTCGGACGCCTTTTGTCGTTTTGATAGGTTCGCCAGCTTGACGAGACAGGCTGTAGACAGCCGCAGACTCAGCAATAATTTCAACGTCATCTGCCAGCGCTAGGTCGGGTTGACCGCCGCGGGCAGCAATCTTTTCCAGCTCAGGACGGGCTGCACGCAGTACCGCTTTTTCTTGCGGGGTAGCAAGGTAGTCAATTACAAAGTGGACTGCCTCGTGGTAGCCAGTTCCCCGCAGCTGGTGGGGGTTTTTACCTGCAAGGGCAATACGAACCAGGTTTGTCACAGGGTCGTACAGGCCAGCAGTAGTGATGTCCTTATCGGGCACGGAGTCGGGGATGCCCCAGTCCCTGCGTGCAGCAGCAATTTCGGCAGGAGTCAGCTTAATTTTGGGCTCAAAATTGACACTCAACTCTGGCCCTGCAATGCGCTTAAGCTCAGCGCGTAGATCGTTAAGGATTCGCCCTTGAGAAATAACCGGTCGCTTCCACAGCGGGGTTCTGAAGTCAGCAATCGCGTCACGTATTTCATTGGTAAGGCGTGCCAGCTCTGGGCCTTCGGCTGCCTTGGCTTGCTTGCTTAGTTCGCTCAGGCGGCGAATCAGGCGGGCGCCTTCGCCAACGGCGTTGAAGTCAGACCTGTCAATCTTTGCCCGGCTAGCGGGGCCGCCTTCTGCCGCAGCATCTGCGCGTTGGGCAAGGATCTGATCGCGCAGGGCGATGCGCTCTGCTGGCGGCATGTCGGCCAAGCCAGCAGCTAGAGCGCTGTCAATATCGGCAATTTGCTCGCGTGACGCGGCTGTAGCGCCTGCAGCGGGTGCGGGAGGCGCGGCTGTAGCGGGTGCAGTCGCCTCAGCCTCAATGGCATCGCGCTTGGCGTAGTAATCGTTGTAAGCCTTGAGCTGAGCCTCGTATTCGTCTCTGGCTTCAGGCGATACGCCCGCCTTGCCAGGCTTAATAGTTTTAACTTCTAGTTGGTTTTCGGCGTCCCAATAAATTCGGACTGAATGAGTGCGTCGACCGCCG